AAATTAACGCCCCAGTTAATCTACAAAATATATATATATACAAACATAAATATATACAAACAAGCACCATTTAAGATGCTGTTGGGTTACCATACGCATATAGAATAGGAGCTCCCACGAACATACCAAGCGTAAAATCTTCACCTACACTGGTGAAATGGTCGATACGAAAATTTTGGTCTCCTTCCCATTGTGATGTTTCACAAGCAACTTCAACAGCTTGTGTATCTCCAGTACCAGACATATCTAAAAATCTACCTGGTCTAAATCTTTGTCCTATAGAATAATATGGTAATTCAATTTCCAATACATTATTTAATGATATAGGAGTAATAGCAGTACCATTTAAAGTAGAACGTTTCATGTTCTGTAATGCCTTACGTCTAGTACCAACTAAAGTTTGATCAAGGGCACGAATAGCCTCAGAAAATTGTGTTGGACTTCCCGCTTTTTGACGAGTGACTGACAATAGGGGGTTCGCTTGAGTATCCCTGGAACCTGCAGTCAACCATTTGTGACGCAAGCTACCTCTTTGACAAACAAAAGCTGGAGCAAGATAATTTAACAATGTCATAGAACAAAAATTGAAAGGCTTATCAACAGGTGTTGAACCTACACCTTGATCTATACCATTGGGGTCCCAACCCCTAAACAAAGGCATCCCCGGATAATTTAGAAGATAATATCTAAAACCACTTCCAGTCTTTTGGGGCCAATATGAATTATGATACTGATAACGTCTTAAGAGATCTTTAAAAGATACAATTCGTTCTCCTTGATAAACAAGATATTGATTATCGTCCTTCAATAAAGGAGCATGTTCAGTCCCATAATTTTCTATGGGATTCCCTCCTACAGGATTGTTAGAATTATCAGTTGATTTTGCCATTTCAGCTTGTTGTTGGAAATAAGACAATTTAGAAAGATTATCACCTGGTATAGCAACAGCGAAATCATCACCTGCTGCAACCCAAACTTGAACTTTAATATCAGCTGGTTCAGTAGAAGGAGTCGCAAGTTCATTAACAACATACACTATAAGTGTACCATTATCAAACTGTGTTCCTCCTGCAACTGAAGTTCCTGTTTTAAAAGTGTCATTTGCAGATACACCATCAATTCCATAACATGCACCCCATGCTCGAATATCTGTCCATTTACATTCATAATCAAACTCTCTATCATTGGAAATATCTATTGTAGTTGAGTAAACTTGATTGAAAGCAACGGGTCCTGCGTTGTTTGTTTTAGGATTATAAACTAATCTCAAACGACCTCGATGATATTCTGAACAAACTACCTTAAAATGAAACTTAATGCTACCTTG